GCCGTTAGCGCGTAGTCCCTTGACGAGTCCAGCGTGGACGTCAGCCACCGAGAAGGCCGGGCCAGGATGCACGACGAGGACTCTCACGGGCCGTGCCTCCTAGAATCATGAACGTCAGGGCCGAGGGGTGACGGGGACGTAGGTCACCAGGAGCGGCCGGAGGGACCCGATAGGCCGGGCGATGCGGAGGCCGAGAGGGTGTGTAGGCCCTGACGTAGAATCAGGACATGCGCCGCCTATGGCAGAAGTTGTTTCCTCGCCCTAAGCCGCCACGGACCTACGGAGTCCCTCCCGTAATGCCCGGAGAGGGACGGTGCAGACATCACGGCCCGTACCCCGGATGCTGGGGCGGCTGCAACTCGCGAATGCCGCGTTAGTCGGCGAGCACTTCGAGCGAGATGACCGCCCCGTCGCCGACAAGCGCCTCGTTCACCACCAACCGACCGAACTCGCCGACCGTCGTCGCCGTCGCCGACGACACCACCCCATCCAACGTCGAGTCAGCCTGCAGCGCCGACAACGCCGCCGCGATCAGCTCCTGCAACGCCAACACCGATGACCGGTCGTCGACGTGCGGGACGACGGCTCGCACCGGCAGAAAGATCGTCCCCGAGTCGTCCCCGAAGTAGGTAGCGACGTCGATCGACTCCGGCCACTCCACGATCAGGCACGGCGCCTCCGGCTTGTCCACCGGATAGCCGTACACCTCCACCCCGGCCACCACCGACAACGCCTCGGCGGTGGCGTCCATCACCTCCGCCAACGTCGCCATCAGGCAACCATCAGCCCGCGGCGAGCCGACGCACGACGATAGATGTGCAACAGCTCCTCAACCTTCGGATCTTCACGCACCCGGACGAGCAGCCCGTCGGCTCCGTAGCCGGCGACCCCGAACGGGGCATCCTTCCGCTTGTAGATGCCAGCGGCGAGCAGCCGATGTGCCTGCTTCACGTCGGCCGGGACCGCAGCCCAACCCCACGCCGCGGTCACCTGCAACGTGCGGCGAGTGACAACGCGGAAGCACTTGGAGCCGACGGCAACGATCCGCCAGTACGGCCAACCTGACGCGCCGTTGGGGCCGACCCCGTTCGCCGGTTCGAGCTCAAAGTCGGTGCCGATCGTCCACGTCGTCTCGAACACGCCGTCGTCATCCTCGTCGGTCTTGACGACCAGGTCGGTGAGAGTGGAGATGTCATCGACGATCGCCAACGTCGGGTTGGTCGGGGCGTAGGTGCGGGCTGTCGCCGACGGGTCGCCGTCGACGTCGACGTCTTGGTCGAAGCGGCGGCCGCAGAACGAGTTGACGTCACGGGTGGCAGCCGCGACCGCATCAGCGATGTTCGTGTCGTTCTCGGTGCCGCCTATCCCCAGATAGGTCTTGATGGCGTCGGTGGTGTTGTAGTCGGTCACCGCGTCACCTCCGGATCACACCGAGCCCGTAGCAGCCGGACACGTACTCGCACACCTCGACCCGGTCGGCGAGGTAGTCGTCGATCGCCCGCCGGACCGGGAACGCGGCACAGGTCGGGTCGGCTTCCGGGTGCGGCAGCTCGGTGTCGTGCAGCAGGACGACACCGCCTGGCTTCACCTTCGGGACGTAGGCGATGAGCTCGGACATCGTCTGGTCGTAGGTGTGCAACGTGTCGATGAACACGATGTCGACGTCATCGGGGAGCTCGTCGACGATGCGGAGATCGTCGGCGCGGCGGTAGGTCCAGAACGGCGCCTCGAACCAGGCGGGCGGCACCGACGGGGGCAGCGGGTCCACGGACCAGAGATGGCCGCCGACCTTCTCGATCGCGGCGAGGAACGCCGACGTCGAGTTGCCTGCCCGCACCCCGAGCTCGATCACCTGCGGCTCACGCCGATCGGCGACCTCCTGGTACAGCCGGGGGAGGTGGTCGACGATGTCGGTCCACTCGAGGCATCGCTGCTCGTACTCGTAGGCGAACACCGTCATCGGTCGCTCGCATGTCCCGAGACGGTGAACCAACGGTTGCGCCACAGATTGCCGGGGATCGGTTCGGGGCGGAGGTCGTACTGGTCGAGCACCACCGGCAGCGACAACTGATCCTGGTAGGTCATCAGGTGGTTGTGTGCGAACCAGGCGGCACCGAATTGCAGCACGGTCGGCGTGTGCCGGCGAGCGAACGTCGTGGATGCCCACAACCCGCCGTTCTGCGGCCAGCCACGCGACCGGTACAAGGCGACCTGTTCCTCGAGCGGCTGCCCGACGTACTTGGTCATCGTCCGCGACACGGCCGCTTCTTCGTAGATGCAGGTCCGGTCAGGATGCCCGAACATCGCCAGGTCGGATTCGGCGAGGCAGTCGTAGAGGACGTCGAAGTAGTCGCCGCCGGTGAGCTGCACGGACCCGTCGAGCCAGACAGAGATGTCGGCTTGCGGCGGGTGGCACTTCCACCACTTCGCCGCCACTCGCGGATGCTGGTACGGGAGCGGGTGGTAGCGGACGTCCCAATCATCGGACTTGAGGTCGGGGTCGTCGGTATAGCAGATCCACTCGTCGACGAGCGGATGATCGGGGTGCGGCTTCAACCAGTCGTAGCCGCCGTAGATGGCGCAGAAGGCGATCATGCTGCCATCACCCGCAGCTCGCGGCGGTACCAGTCGATCGTCGGCAACAGCCCGTACGGCCAATGCGTCAACGCCTTCGGCCACTCGGCCACCACACAGGCGCCCTCCGGTTCACCAAGGCGCATCGGGAGATGCACGACGTCCGAGTTGGAGTCGGTTGCCTTGATGACATCCCACGCCGCCTGGTTCACCGTCGTCGCCACGCCGGTGCCTGCCTCCCGCACCCTGCCCCACGGACCGCCCAGTCCTTCGACGAGTTGACGGGCGACGTCCTCGACGTGGACGAGGTCGATCTGCTGTTCGCCGCTGCCCCACACTTCAAGCGGCATCCCCGTCAGGGCTCGGCAGATGAACGACGGAATGATCTTGCGGACCCTGGCGGTGCCGTGCGGCGGCGGGATCTTCTGACCGGGCCCGTAAGCGTGAAACGCTCGGACGACGGTGATCTTCTCGCCCCGCCACTGAGCACGAGCGAGACCGAGCTCCTCGGCGGCCGCCTTTGTGATGGCGTACGGGTTCGGCTGACCCTTGTGGCCGGTGCCGATCTGCACCACCGGGATACCCAACGCGGCAGCGGTGTCGTAGACGTTGACGGCGCCTTCGATGTTCACCCGCACAGCACGGGCCTCGGCGCCGATCATCTCCTCGGTGCCGAGCTGGCCGGCGAGGTTGATGATCCCGTCGCACGGCTCCGCCACGCCTCGCAGCACCTTGGGGTCGGTGATGTCGTGGAGTCCGTCGAACAGGACGGCGGCATGGCCGCGCTGTCTGAGCTCGGCGATGACGTGCCGGCCGATGAACCCGGCGCCGCCGGTGACGAGGACCCTCATGACTGCCGACCCGCCGCCTTGAACGCCGCCAGGGCATAGGCGTCGATCTCGTCACGCCATTCTTCGAAATCCTCGGTCCAGTTGTACCGGTCCCATCCTCGCTGATTCAGGAACTCGCGTCGGAGCGCCCTGCGAATAGCAAGGAACTTTGGATCATCCGTCTTCATGGACATCTTGCGTTCTCCCACGGGCTAGAGAACGCCTGTGCCCCCAACCGGCCCGTGAAGCGGCAGGGGCACAGGCGAACGTCGAACTACTTGTCTGCCGCCTTCTTCTTCGCTGTCGGCTCCACGATCGCCAACGCCTCGAAGAACTCGGGGATCACCTGCGGATCACCCTCGGCGAGGATCGTCCCAGCAGGAACGAACGTGTCGCCCCGCCAATGAGCGACTGTGCAGCGCATCATGGTTGCCATTTCGCGACTCCTTCGTACGCGTCCCGCCAGAGCTTCCAACCGGTTTGGATCGTCCACTGACGGGCGATCTCCCGCCCCTTCGCACCCATCTCGGTACGCATCGCCTCGTCGTTCACCAGATCGTTGAGACGTGACCGCCACTCGGCCTCGGTGCGCACCAGGAACCCGGACACCCCGTCGACGACCATGTCGCGGTAGGCGGGCCGGTCAGAGGCGATGACCGGGATGCCGAGCGCCATGTATTCGAGCGCCTTGATCCACGACTTCGACCGGTTGAACACCGTGTCCGCCAACGGGGCGAGCCCGATGTCGAAGTCGATCGCCTTGAAGTAGGACCAAGTGTCCTCACGCCAAGGCGTGAACCGGCACGCCATCTTCAACAACGGCGAGTAGTCGGTGCCGCAGAAGTGGAAGTCGATCGTCGGGTTCGCCTCGAGCAGCTCACGGACCGGGTCGGCGGCTTCCATCCAGTCGATGAGATGCGACATGCCGCCAGCCCAACCGACCGTCAACCGGTCACGGCGGGGCCGTTCGAGGAACAGCATGTCACCGTCGATGTGGTTGGGGATGACGACCACGTTCGAGTTGAGCGGCCGCATCTGCTCGGCCAGCGGTTCGGTCGACACGGTGACCAGGTCGGAGATCGACACGTTGTGGCAGAAGGTGCGTCGGATATCCTCGTCATGCCACAGCGCCAACCCGGACGAGTTGTCGGGGTGGAGCACGTCGTCGTCGTTCTCGTAGACGAGCTTCGTCTTCGTCTTCCACCCGTCCCACAAGGCTTGACCTTCGGGGCCGATGAAACGCTGCCCGACGATCATGTCCAGGTCAGCGGCCTGGTCGAGATCCGGTGTGAACCGGGTACCCGGCTGCGGCAGGGCGATGCGATGCTCGGTGCCGCGGGCGAGGTGTTTGAACGGGAGGTAGAACCGGTAGTAGCCGGAACCGTCGGCTTGATGGGGGTAGCCGAAGATCGTGAGCGGTTGCACGGGCGCGTCCCTTCACAGGTCGGGCATTGGTCGGGCATGTGCTCCCCGCCGCGACGCCTGCCCGACCATGTAGGGGGGACGCCGCGGCGGAGAAGTGGAAGGACCGGTCAGCCGGTCACTTGATGAGCAGCGCCTGCATCGCCGTCGACACGGCGACCTTGGAGCTCACCCGCCAGAAGGCGAACCAGCCGGCCTCACCGGTCGGCAGGTTGCCGGTCGCGGCGGCCATCACCATCGGGTTGTAGAGGACGGACATGCCGACCCGATCCACGATGACGAACTGCTCGAAGTCGCCGAACAGCAGCACCTTCGACCCGGTTGCCGTCGCCGACGACATCGACGACGACTCGTACACCGGCTCGCCGAGGAGCTGCTCCGGCATCCCTTGTCCGAGGTTCGCCCAGAACGAAGAACCGCCCGACGTGTCGAACTGGCGGGTCTTGTTCAGGTAGTAGAGGTTCGCCAGCCACGCGGCCCGCTGCGAGTTGCGGAACCTGGGGCCGAGACGGCCCTGCAGCGTGTAGACGTCCGCCACCGCGTAGGCGGTGGTTGCCGCCGTCTCACCGGTGGTCGCACCGGTGATCGCACCCTGCGGGTAGACGCCGGTGCCGGCGCCCGTGGCGAACGCACCCTCCTCGAGACGGTCCTTGGCGTCGGCGAACAGCTTCGGAAGCTGCGACCCGAGATCCGAGTCCTCGAGGGACTCGTACGAGCCGAACACCCACGCCCGTGCACGCTGCGGAGTGATCTGCAGCTGCGACACGGACGGCGACGCGTCGGTCGCTCCACCGGCCTCCGAACCGAACGCCGCGTTCACGCCGGCCGAGGTGACGCCGTTCCACGTGTTCGACGTCGTCTGCTCGACGCGGGAGATGCGCCGGTACGGGTTCGACGAACCATCGTTCGAGAGGATGATCGTCGGGTCGAGCACGAACGGCAGCATGTAGCCGAGGGAGCCAGTGCCGACGGTCGTGGCGCGATGCGCCCACCCCTCCGGATCCTGGACGTACGAGCGGAAGTCCTCGTAGTAGTCCTGGCTACCGGTTCGCAAGATGTGACGAGCGATGCCGGCGTCACGAGCCGCGGCCCGTGTCGCCTGCTCGGCGCGATCGTCGGGGAAGTCGACCCACTGGGTGCGGGACACCCACTCGATCGCGTCGTGGGCACGCTCCCGCATCTCCGACGGACGCATCGTCCGGGTGCGAACGGCCTCCATGTCGTCGAACGGGTCACGCTTGTTGCGGTACACCTGCATCGGGGCCTGACGGCGAGCGTCGTCACCGGCTTCGGTGGCGGTCTCCTCCTTGGCGCCGGCCATGATCAGGTTGAGGGATGCGGCACGCGCCGCAAGCGGAACACGACGCGTCTCCAGCGAGTCGTATTCGGCAACGAGCGTGTCGACGTAGTCGCCGTCGGATTCCTCAACGGCGGCAGGGTTCTCCTCGATCTTCTGCAGCTCGGACCGGATGGCCTCCTGCCGATCGAGGATCTCCTTGAGGTTCATGTGGAGTTCCTTTCTCCGAGGGCGAGCCCCGGACGGATACGGCGAATCGCGGCGATGCGCTGATGCAGCGACGACCGCGACTCGGACTCATCCCGGCTCGAGTGCTCCGCATCGTCGGCGGGCGGCTCGTCGGTGACGGCTCCCTCATCGGGGGGAGTGTCGCTGTCCGGCGGCTCCCCCTCGGCGACGTCATCGTCGACGTCGTCGTCGGAAGTGCGGGACAGTTCGGTAGGCCACCCGACGGTGGCCCACATCGAGCGGACGCCGACGACAGCCGTGTCGACGTACGCAGGAAACGGGGTCGGCCCATACTCCTTGAGACCGAGCTCCAGGCGGTGCACCGTCGACAGGGCGCCGGTGGCGGAACGCCGGTACCCGCCGCGAGGCGGCATCGCCGGATTCGACTTGATGATCCGACCGGTGAACGAGTGCCCGGTGATGTCACCGGAGCGGATCGCTTCGAGGATCTCCTCGGCGAGCGACGTCTCGTTGTAGCGGGTGACAGTGACCAGCCCGTGGTTCTCGGCGCGGATCTCGACCGGGGAGCCGAGCGGCACCGAGAACCGGTCTGACGGCGTCCCATAGAGGGTCATCCCGTGGTTGTAGAAGACACCGGTGCGCCACGCCGTCCGCGACCCCTGCGGGCGGGCATCCTGGATCGCCTTGTCGAACGCGGTGCGTCCGATCGTCTCCAGGTAGTGACCCTGGTTGTCTTGGATCTCCGCCTCCCGGTCCCACACAGCGACGACCGCTTCGACGGTGCGACCGTCCGCGTACTCGGCGCCTTGGGCGCGGGACAGGATGCGGATGTCCTCGAGCGGGTAGGACCGGAGGAACACCTGCGGCATGAACGCCGCCCGAGCCTCGTCGGCGACTTCAACACCGAACTTCTTCGCGGCGGCCTTGATCTTCGGCATGGCCTTGTCTCCAAACGGTGATTGAGGGGCACGGGCCAACGCGTTGCGGACATGAGCGGCGTCGTGAATCGGGAAGTGACGCAACGACCGGGGGACGGTCCGACCGGACTCGTCCTTCGACCCGCCAGGTTCGATGTAGGCGAACTGGTCATCCCTGAGGTCATTGGTAGCGGCCGCCGACATAGCGGCACGATGTCCCTCAAGTGCCTCGGCAATAGCTCTAGCGGCGGCCTTGGGGTCGATCGCTCCACCGACGTTGAAGTGCATGTCACCCTCCGTTCGAGGACGCCGCCGGCAACGCCGCCGGTTCCGACGACTCCGCCGTCACCGCCCCGAGCTGCTGCAACTGCACCGACACGAACCCCGTCGACTTGAGCAACGTCACGTCCTGCGCCGCAACCGCGGCGATCGACGACTCCGGGGTGAACCCCTCCCGCACATACCGGGTGATCGTCTCCGCCTTGACCTGCTCGATCTTCGCCGCCGCCTCAGCGTCTTCCCGCAGAAACGGGATGTTGAACTCGTCGAACCACAGCTCCGACCCGGACGGCACATCCAGGATCGCCGCCAACGACCCGCACACGTTCCGCCACAACGGCCGGAAAGTTGTATCCGCAACAGAACGCCGCGCCGCCGCATAGTTCCCGGCGTTCAGGCTCGAGCCCTGCATCCCCTCCGACGACGGCACCAACACCGGATGCAACCCGGCGGCGGCGATGATCCGCGTCTCACCATTGCCTT